GGTTGCGACATAATATGTGCAGGCTCAAAAGCTCAAAACTACGCAGGCTCAAAACTCTTTTCTTTGATCTTAGCGCCAGGCTCAAAAACCATTATCCATACCTTGCAGGTATGGATAATGGATATTTTTGAGCCTAAGCTACCCCCATACCCCCTGCGCGTGAGCTCAAGTCGACTTTTGAGCCTAGCGGAAAGCGAGGTGCGGCGATGAGTGGTGGCGACTACTCTGAACGCCAGCGAGCGCGCAACGCGGACTACAGCCGTGCCTACGCCGATTGGGTCGCCAAGCTCAGCCCTCGCGAGCGGCGCAAACTGCGCAAGCAGGGCCTGCTCACCGCCGAGCCTGACCGCTACGAGACCGGCAAGCCCTGCGACGTGTCGGAGCTGTCCCTCGTCGGCGATGACGACGTGGCGATCGACGGCGACGACAACGGTGACGCGGCGGATAGCGCGCTCACCATGGTGAACCCCACGCAGGCTGCGCCGGACTACGACCGCGTCTGGGAGGTGTTGCGGCGGCTCCTTGGCGAACTGCTTTCTACGCCGAACGCCCAGCTCTCGCTTGAGTGCCTGGCCTTGGTGAGCGGCGTCGGCTTCATGGGCGACTCGATGACCGCCATCGCCAAGCGCCACGGCGTTACGCGCGCAGCCGTATCGAAACGCTGCATCCAACTCACCGAACAGCTCGACATGCTGCCGAGCCGCGCCATGCGTTCGTTGACAGCGCGCGCCTCGTATCGAACCGCACAAACCAAACACTATGAGCATCGAGAACGCTTTGACCATCGACAGCGCGACCGTCCGCGCGACTGAAACCGGCCTCTGTTTCGACGGGGACCTGAGCTTTGAGGAATGGCGTGACGTGGGCCGCAAGGTGGGCCGCGTCGCCCGCACCTCGCTCTTCCTCGTTGGCGACTGGCTCGTAAGGGCGGTGTTCGAGGCCTCGACTCCCGTCGGAATCCGGGCGTCTTTCCGGCGCAAAAGCCGCCCGCTCATCTCGCCGAATCTCGATTCAGCTCGATTCGCGTTCGACTTTTTCACTCGGAAACCCGCTCCGGCTCCTCGGTCCGCGAAGCCTCTCGCCCCGCCTGGCGAAGCCCGCTGGAACGGCGGCCAGCGCTTCGAGAAGATGCCCGGCGAACAGTCGGCACGCTACATTGAGGCCATGCAGGAGACCGGCCTCGAACTTCGCACGCTGATGGACGCGGCCTATGTGGCGCGGAGCGTGCCCTATGCCGAGCGCCGCCCGCACCTGACCTTCGAGCACCACAAGGCCGTGGCGAGCCTGAAGAGCGAGGACGAGCGCGGCGAATGGCTGGAAAAGGCGGACAAGCAGGGCCTCTCGACGCGGCGGCTGCGCAAGTCGATCCAGCTCGGCCACGTTGCGACGAAGACCGAGATGCAGACGCCGGAGGTGGCACGAGGCATCGACAATCACATCCCGTGGGTGAACGGGTTACTCCGCTGGTGGAAGAAGTTCGAGGAGTCCGGCTGGGTCGAGAACGCCACCCGCGAGCAGCTGGACGCCGTGCTTGCCGACCTGCGCGAAGTCGAGGCGCTGCTGGAAAAGCTGAAGGACGCCCGCGACGACAAGGAGGCCGTGATCGACGTCCAGTAGCACGCGGTTGCATCCCGTCGACTCGTGGCGCCACGAATCGAGCGGACGCGACTGGAGACGACTCAATGTGTGCTCCCCAAGGGAACAGAGAGAACATGACAGCCGGAACAGAATGAACACAGGGCAATGCAGGCGGGCGAACATCACCATGGCCCCAGAGTTGACACGACGTTCATGGTGTCGACGAGCGCGGACGATTCCGATGCGTGCCGGGCAAGTTGACACGAGGATAGAGGCATCTGCCACGAAGTCCGCGACGATGAAGAA